AACTTTTCCCGCCGATAAGTCTTGTAAGACCATCAAAAGCGGCTGTTGCAAAACCGGCGACTGCTCCGAGTGCCTCTGCCGATTGAGCACCAGCGCCGCGTACCATAGCGAGCATATAGTGTTCCATCGCTTCAGCATTATTGATTACATTTGCTTTATTAACTGCTTCTGCACCGAAAAGTTTAAGTTTATCTAATAATGGTACACCACCTATAAGGTTTGTAAGACCATCAAAAGCTGCACCTACAAAACCAGCAAGAGATGCTAGTACATCGCCAGTAGCACCTTTTGCCATTGCTACACCATAGGCCGCCAATGCACTGGCATTATTTTCTACCTTTTGGGCATCAATGTCTAACTCACTAAACGCTACTAAATTATCAATCATGCGTTTGCCGCCAGGCTCTATTCCAAATAGACCACCTATACTATCTGTAATACCACCAACTAAATTACCTATACCTTGAATAGCAGTGCCGGCGCCCATTGCAGCAAATCCCCAGCCTAGGGATTGGAGACCCCTACCAACTTCTTTTAGATTCTTTCCATCTACATCATCAAACTCTTTTAGACCCGATGCAATTCCAGGCATCATTTGTGAAACAACCCATAATGCTCCCCCTGCGATTAGTGCGAAGGCTCCAAGAAAAGCAGCAATTCCAGCACCAAGGGCACCCATTACAATAATAAATGACCCGGCCGCCGGTGCTGCCGAGGCGATGCTGCGCATAAATCCACTAAGACCTTTACCTATACCTTTTCCAAGACCACCTAATGCTCTTCCAAGACCAGCAAATATTCCACCAGTTTTTTTATCTTCCTCTGAAGGTTTTCCATCCTTGCCATCAGGGCCACCAGGCCCCCCACCCATCGCCTTAGCAATTGTTTCTAAATAACCTTCAGCTGCTTTCTGACTTCGTGATGCTTCTCTTTTATCTTCAGTTGCTGCCGCGCCTGATGGATCAGTCGCTTCAGTAAGCTTATCAAGTTTTTCATTTGTATTTTTTATTTCTGCTACAATATCTGCAAAATCTGCCATCGGATTATCCTATTTTTTACCTTTTGGTAGAGATGAACCAGGCTTACCCACATACAAACCAAAGAACGCAGCACCAGCACCTACGATGGTGGATATAAACATTGCCTGTGAATTGGTTGGATCAGGTAATTGCATAAACCAAGTTACTGATTTATAAAAGGCAAAGATATACGCCAACATTACCATTCTAGGTATGACACGAAACTTGTCTAACATTCCAGCTGTCTTGTTATACCAAGTTGGTTCTTCATCTCCATGACTAGGAACAACATCAGACTTTTGAAGTTCGTACTCTTTTGTAGTTTCTACAATTTTTACTGTTTCATCAGCCATTATTGTTGTCTCCGACTTTCTCTGTCTCTTGCCTCTTTTTCATCTTCAATGAACTTCAATAACAATCCAAGATATATTTCCCTTTCCCACGGCAACATTTCTTCCAAGTCATTCAAACTGTACTTATGATGCTGCATCATTGCAAAATTAGTTGTATAGTAGTTGTGTAAACTGTCATGAGAAAGGGCTAGACGAAAAAACTTTGCAGACCCTCAATCAAAACTTCACCTTTCTTTTTCGTTTTAGGGTTTTTCACCTCAACCACATGTTGCAACTTTGGCATAGTTTCAAAAAATGCACTCAAATTTTCAAACTGCTCTGTTGACATACTCTCAATAAATTCATCCAATTCTTTTTCTGATATATCGATTCGTGGGTAAACATCTTTGCCATCATGAATTTCATGTACACATCTTTTCATCATCTCAAAAAGGGATTGAATTTTACCACTAGCATCAAACCCATCCATGTCAGCCAAACATGGATATTTCATGATAACAGAAATATCATCCGTTACTTTAACAATGTTAGTATGATCATCTTGCATTTGTACATCAACAGTTTCTAAATCAATTTCCACATCAACACGAGTCTTTTCATCATCAGGACATAGTACATTAATTTTAATTTTCTCTCCAACAGATTTGCCTCTTAACCGTAAAAAAACATATTCAACATCGAACAGAGGCATTTTATATGGATCAACTTCACCAAATGTACAATCGGAAATTATATCAGCAAATGCATTTTCAATTAATTTAGTATCTTCTGATTCCTGAGCAATCATCAGATGTTTCTGCTCCTTTACAAGAAATGGTCTATATTTAATCTTTTCACCATTAGAAGGTAATTCCAATTCATATGTTAGAGTTTTTAGTTTTGGTAATGCCATAATTTTTCATCCTTTATTATAGTATATTCAACCCAATTTAAATGGGGATAAGTTGTGATAATCACCAGAATCCACCCAAAGCCCTCACTGCGGCCGGATAATTGCGAGTTATATTTTGGGTAACTGTGTCACTTTCAATAGTTTTATTTTGTATATTTGGTGAGATTCTATTTGTATCTAGAGTTTCCCAGTATCTAAAAGAAAAATTTACTGAAATTTTTATAATTTCATTATTAGCATTTTGACTCAATGCTGTTGGGCCAATTGTTTTGGGAAAAGCTTCATGAAGTTTAAGTCCAAAACGTCTTTCATTATTTTTATTCAATAGATATAAATCAATAACACTTACATAATCATGATAATAACCAATGTCCCAAGTTGTAGAGTCAAATGCTTGTTTTTGCCATTCTTCAAAAAATACTCTTTCATCTAATCCAGCACTTGCTTGAAAAACCATAGCTATGTCTTCTGCAAAAGTAACACCATCAACGATTTCTCTGGTTGGCCCGTAGATATTGGAATCTGTAAGTGTATTTAGATTTATGCCAGGAAGATTTACAGATTCACATCTTAATGAAATAGAACGAACATCATGTCCTCTATCGGAACCATGAGAAGGATTATAAACTGTAGTGGCACCCATTTTTTTGGGTGGTGTAATTATTACTTCAAATCTGTTTGGTACTGCATATCCATTTTCTGTATGAAACCCAGACATTATTTCGTTAAGAGCGTCATCACGAAATGCAGCCTCTTCTATAAAGGGTTTTCCCCATCCTGTTGACATTAAATCATACTCCTAGATTCTTTCCAAACTTCTGAATCAGAAGCTTTCTTGAATCGTTGTACGGGTAACAATGTTGCAATTGTCCATTCATCTGCATCAATTCTACGAAATTGTGATTTAGTATACCCTGATAAATATTTATGTATGGTAGGTCTAATTAATCTGACGTTTTTTAATTTCTTATAGTCTACTAACATTCTTGTTGTTGTTTCTTCAAACTTCTCTGAATTAGTATAATCCACCAATTTATCAAGAAGTTTTACACGCAAGGGTATAGGAAGGTAGTGCATGTTTATTCCTAAAAATCCATCATCATATCTTTCTAATGGAAGCACTAAAGGAAATGTGTCGTAATAGGGAAGTTTCTTCTTGAACTTTGGATCATAGAAGAACATATTTAACTTGCCATAGAAAGGTTTATTGTCTCTCTTACCATCCCGAATTAGTTGTTGAGCGCCAGGCTTACCAAACTCTTTGATTTTATCCCTGTACCATTGAGTTGATCTTGGACGCCCCCTAGTTTCATCCTTGACTGCTTGTATGAATTTTGATACTGCCATGTGACTATTTATATGTAATGTTAAGATGATCCTCAGTTAAAATCTTAAATTCCATGTTATTATTATCACACCATTCGGTTGCATATTTCCATTTGGCTTCATTAACACCCCACGTTTTAACTTCATTAAACCATTTTTTAGTTCTTCTTTTCGGTTTTGCTGGTGGTGGAGAGCATTGCTTTTTGGGTTTCACCTCTATAATGAACTTCTTAATAGACCCATTATGCTGCTTTATTTTAATATAAAAATCTGGAAAGTATCTATGTATTCTACCATCCCAAGGAGATAAATAGGGTATAATGACTTCTTCACTGCCCCATTCAATAACAGATTCATTGGTATCGCAATACACCATAAATTTGCGCTCCCATAAGGAACGGTAAATGATCCTTTGAGGATCACCTCTATATTTTTTGGGTTTTTTTGCTATGTATCTACCAGAATAAGACATGACTTATAAATAATATATATGGGGATATAAAAATGACATTCAATCTTAGATCAGTTCGTGATGCCTCTTTGAGTATGGGAGCATACGGACAAGAGAGTAACAGATCAAGCAGTGTTAGAGGTGGTCATGGCTATGGGCAGGTAACGAAAGTAACCGATCCCGTTGAACCATCGATAGGTAAACGTACTACAACAACTTTAGCATATCCAACAGGTGTAGGACAAGACCCAACTCAGGGCCATTGGATTCTGTTTGAAATCTTAAAACAAAACAAAGGTCAACTTAAAGCTGGTAAAAATAGAGAAGCAAAAGCACAAGCAGCTGCCGAAGCTGCAGCTGTAAGTAGTTCCAACCGTGCTGCATACCCTGGCGGAATTCCGCCAGTTAGTAGGAGTCAAACTCCATCACCAGACGAAAAATGGTATATTAGATCAGAACATGCTGGTTCGGTGAATTCTTCCATTCAGATTGCGAAAAATAGCACAACGGCGTTAGATACTGTAATTGCCCTTTATATGCCTCCCTCTGTTCAAGTTAAATATGATGTAAAATATGCAGATCAAGAAATAGGGATATTAGCAGAAACTGGTACTGCTGCTATAAAAGCATTTCAAGGACAACAAGGCGGTTTAGTAGATAAATTCACAGCAGGAGCAAAAACAGCAGCCGAAGGTATCGGTGCCGGCGGAGCTCAATTTGGTATGACCAAAATTGCCAGTTTGGGTGGACTGGCCACAGGTGCCGCCGAGGTTATCGCAATACACAGAGGTCAAGTTATCACTCCAAGAATGGAATTGATGTTTCAAGGAATGGGCCGTAGGTCATTTAGTTATTCATTTACATTCATACCCAAGAGTGAACCAGAAGCTAAAATTGTAGAGAAAATTGTGATGCATTTTAAAAAACATATGATGCCCAATTTTGCAAATAGTTATACTAGTGGTGCTGATGGTGTGCGAGAAATGACAATACCTGATCACTTTAACATAAAATATATGCATAGGAGCGAGGTAAATACCCATCTTAATCTAATCCATACATGTGCCCTTACCAGTATGGATGTAGATTATGGCGCAGAAAGATTTACTGGGTATGCTGAAGGTCGTCCACAAACAACTAAAATAGCGTTAAGCTTTATTGAATTCAATATTATGAGTAAAGACCATATTAAAGATGGGTATTAGTCATGTATTTTGAAAATTTTCCTGTCATTCCATATGATTCTGTTGGAAAGGGTGATTTTAAATTTGTTACAAATTTATTGCGCCGTGTAGGTCTGCGAACTAAGATTAAGAGTAACGTACTATTATTTGACACTTATGATATTCGTAGTGGTGAAACTCCCGAAGAACTTGCTGATAAATTATATGATGATCCAGAACTTCATTGGGTAATTTTAATGGTGAATAATGTAACAGATAGATATCACCAATGGCCATTGAATGAAAACCAATTCATTGCACATATTAACGACAAATATGATAATGTTGATGCAGTACATCATTATGAAACAACACAGACTTCTGGTGATACTACCATTAAAATTGATGTCGGTACAGTTAATACAGATTATCCTTCTGCTACTGCTATTACTAATTATGAATATGAATTGACTCAAGAAAATGAAAAAAGACAAATTAGATTACTTGATCCAAGATATATTAGCGCTTTTCTAGAAGAGTTTGAACAATTGATGAAGGAAGATTTTGCATAATGGCTGAGGGTTTACAACACGCCGGTGAATTTAGGATTGAAAGGTGTGAACTTATTACCTCTTCTGGCATGATGATTGATCTTAAAGCATCAATCATGGGATTAACTCTTTTTGAAGATATATCTTCATTAACAGTTAGTGGCTCAATAATTGTGGCAGATTCGGTAAATATGGTGTCACATGGCCCTATTATTGGTCAAGAATATCTCTATCTTAAAATTAAAACTCCAGGCTTTACCGCAGCTGGTGATGGGGTTATAGATTTTTCTGAAAATGTATTTTTAGTACATTCTCTAGCAGCTAGAGAAAAGATAATGAATAATATTCAAGTATATTCATTAAATTTTGTAAGTCAGGAATTAATAAAGAACCAAAGGCTTAAAGTTGTGCAAAGTTTAACAGCAAGTTGGTCTGATATTGTTAAAAAAATGTTAACGGATACCTCTTATCTAGACACTAAAAAAAATATAGTTATAGAACCAAGTGCGGGCATAAAGAAATTTGTTTCTCCAAATATCAGACCTTTAGATGTTGTTAAACTAGCTGCAAAACAGGCTGTTTCTACATTCAAAGGGCAATCTACATATCTGTTTTACGAAACCCTGAAGGGGTTTAACTTCAGGACGCTCGCAAGTTTGTACAATGTGGCATCACAATTAGAATACACTACATATGTTCCTGGCACAAATATTGTTGAAGAAGGTCGGCCCGGAGCAGGTTATATAGATGTATTAAGAGACTTGCAAACAATTCTTAGTTATACTATAATTTCAAATAATGATAACATTGTAAATTATAGAAGTGGAATGTATGGGTCAAAACTCATAGTACATGATATCATTGGTAAAAATTATACAACTGACGTTTATAATTATCACGATAATTTTAAAAATGAACATCATATTGTTGGTGGAGTTACAACAGAAGACACCGAATATCCACTTGCAAGTGGTCTTTATGTTAATGAGAAAAATCAGAGAGTTTCCGATTTTCATGCTAGAACATTTTTAATGCCAACATCCAAAACTGCTGAAAATGATGCTCAACATAATACAGACATTAATAATACTCCATATAGACGATATGATCCTGAAAATTGGGTTCAATCAAGAAATTCTCAAATGATACAATTAGAGAATGCTTTTAATATAAACATTGAAGTTCATGGAAATACGTTGATAAATGTTGGAGATATAGTAACAGTTAATCTTCCATACACGGGAGTTGTCAAAGGGGATACTAAGTACGATAGATTTTATCAAGGTCGATTTCTAATTAAAACAATTAGACATGACTTCAATGTATTAACTAAACCAGTGCAACATACAATGTCTATGAATTTAGTTAAAGATTCTTTAGAAGAACAAATATTTGCACCTGATGATAATTATGAACCATCTGCTAAAGAAAGTGGTATTATTAAAGAATATCAGTATGCGTAATTAAATAAGGAGAATAGCTCATCAAAAAAAACTCTAATTCAATATCCAAGAAATCACATATGAAAAAGGGAACCAAAACAATGGCTAGAACCAAGAACAGACTCAAAAAAATGAATTTCCAAAAACAATCCCGTGCCAAATCATTTGAATACGAACCACTTTCTGATAACGATAAATACATTATACGACTAGCAGGATATAGAAAAGAGTTACGAAACAGGACAACCAATGAAGACATTTCACGAATTACAGGAAGGGGTCTACGATCCCAACATATTTAAAGCGTTCTTCCTAGCTGGTGGACCTGGCAGCGGTAAGTCATACGTTGTCAGGAAAACCACTGGTGGTACTGGGCTAAAATCAGTCAACTCTGATGAGGCATTTGAACTTCTGCTGAAAAGGGCTGGACTGTCTCTAAAAATGCCTCCAGAAGAGTTTGAACGTAAAGAGGTACAACGAGCTAGAGCAAAAGAACTAACTAAGGCAAAACAAAAAAACTATCTTGAGGGACGCCTTGGACTTATCATAGATGGTACAGGTAAAGATGCAGATAAGATATTAAAACAGAAAGCTGGTCTTGAAGAGCTCGGGTACGACACATATATGATCTTTGTGAATACTTCTCTAGATGTTGCATTAAAACGCAATGCAGCACGTGCTCGGCGAGTTGCAGAACCGATGGTAGTCAAATCTTGGAAAGATGTTCAGGCAAACATAGGTAAGTTCAGCAACATGTTTCGGGCTGGATTTATCGTAGTTGATAACAACAATGCCGGTGAGGATGTCTTCAATGACGTATGGAAACGAGTAAAAGGCCTGCTGCGTAAGAAGGTGCAGAATACTAGAGCACTTAGCTGGATGGCCGCAGAACTTGCTAAGAAAAAACGATAACTGTTGCAAAAATACCACACTTCCAAATAAATTCCTCAAATACACATTTTCTTGTTGACAAACCTTGTCCTATATGTTAGCATAAGACATAATGATTATTACCCTCAGAGGTATCACCAGACACGGGAAAAACCGTGTCCATGAACACGGCAATCAGTGGGAAGTCTTAGACTTGCCGCCAGGTGTGATAAAAATGTCACACCCTCCATGCCTGCCTCCTATTCAGTCTTTGAAAACGGGTGAATGGCGATGGCTCGATGACAGAAATTTTTCTTGGACTCCAGAACTATTTTAGAACTTTTTTCACATATCCTTATATATCAAACACTTACGGATAACGATTTTAGTTGACAAATCCTGTGCCATATGGTAGCATAGGGTATACAGTAAGAGATAAGGTTTTGTGATGATCGAAGTTGGTTATGAACTAGAGATGGGTGTAGATGCCCCTAGTTCTACAATCAGAGGTGCGGTGAAGGCGATCTTCCCCGAAATTGTTGATCGCAACAGTTTTATGGCGCGGGATAAATTCACTGTAACAGATGATCTTTCTGTTACAACCAATAGGGACAATTCAGATGTGGAGATTGTCACGCCTGTTTGGACTTTGAAAAAGGGTCTGAAGGCGATAGACAAATTGTTCACTTTGATGGACCTCATGAACGCTCAAACAAATGCGTCATGCGGCCTTCATATCAATCTGGGTTTCTCCCGAAAGAGTGAAACCAAGAGTATTGATGAGGCCAAACTAGTTCTACTTGTGGATGAACAGAAGTGGTTGAAGGCATTCAAACGCACTCATAACGAGTTTGTTCAACCTATGAAAAAGGGTCTGACCCTGAGAAAGAATGATTCTCAGGATAGGGTGTTCACCAAACTCAAGAACAAGATTAATGACAAGGCCAAGTACGATTCGATCAACATGTCGAAATTGAATATCAAAAAGGGTACTGGATGGATTGAGTTTCGTATTGTCGGTGGAAAGAACTACCACAAACGGCGTAAGGAAGTCAAGATGGCCATTCTCCACTTCGCTGAGAGTTTGCAGGCCTCCACTAATACCACTAAGAAGAACAAACTAACTCGTAACATTAACGCTTTAAAGAAGAAGCCTTGGCGCGCATCCCGCGGCCGGTGGGATTGGTAAGAAAATCCTTTAGAATCAAGGACTTAGCATTTTTTTCAAAAATCCTTTAGAATCAGTACCTTAGAGGTGACGATTTTACTTGACAAATCCTATAGGATATGGTAGTATATAGACATGATGGAAATGAAAGAGAACGTGATGACCAAGATTGATTTCATTACTGCCGCTGGTGGTGGTATTAGAATGTATGCTGGTGACAACCTCAAGGGTTGGGGTGGAACTGCCAAGGGTATTGCTTATACTCTGAGAACGGTTGGACTCGCTGACTGTGTGATGGGTTCCAGCTCGATGGATTTTGCCTCTGAAGAGGGGTTTGAGAACGATGATGATGCCCGTGAGTTATGGGATGAGGCCATTGGGATTTACAATTGGGAAGTGAATGGAGTTGCGTCATGACTGTTTATGTAACTAAGACTGCGAATACGATTGCTGGTGGCATTGCTCATATGATTGAGGGTGCCAACGAGGACTATATGAATTTTCCTGTCAATGACACCATGAAGGCAGAGTTTGTCGATGAGTGGGTTATTACGCCTGGTTCCAAGTACATCAAGATTCTAAGAGATAATGG